GCCGGCGAAGAACACTGGCCGTGACGAAGGCGCGAACAACGCGTTGCTGGCTTATGTACACGAGAATGGCGCGCCCGAGCATAACATACCTGCCCGTCCATTTCTGAAGCCAGGGATTGCCGACAACCGAGCGCAAATTTCCGCGTATATGAGAGCAGCGGCAACTGCTGCGATGGCTGGAGATATGACGCGCGCGCTTAATGCAATGCGGTCGGCAGGACAGACCGGGGCATCCGGCGCGCAGCAAGTGATTACCGAGGGCAAGAATTTTGCACCATTGGCTGAAAGTACCATCATTGCCCGCTTACGTAAGACCCAGGCCGGCCAGACGCGGCTTCGCCGTATGCGACGAGCAGGTGAAGATATCATGAAATGGGGCCAGGAAAACTTAAAGCCGCTGTTGGATACTGGGCAGCTAAGGCGCGCCATAACATATATCGTGCGCTTGCGCGGGAGGGACGTATGAGCGAATCGCCGGACGGCACGATTGTATGCGATCCCGCCGATGCCGGGATCGTTGATGCCCACGGCGTGGTTTATCGCCTGGTGGAAGGCGGCGACATTACGCTGAACGGCATCAAGGATCGCACCCTGCATAATGTGCAGAAGCTCGCCTACGTCGCGGGGGTTGCTTGGGCCGAGGACGCCCAAGGTCTTTGGCATTTTCGCCATAATGTCAACGACGAGTGGTCGCCAGGCTCGGCTGGATCACCCATACTCGGCGATCGACTGACCATCGTTGAGAACGTGCTGAACGACCTCGAGCGCCGAGCGCAACTGCTGGCGGGGACGGTCGACAAGGTCGTGCCTGAAGTTGTTTCAATTACTACCAGCCTTACGGCGCTGAATGGCTATGTGCAGGAGGTTCGGCAGCAAATTTTCGTGGTTATCGACGCTTTAACGAAGCTGCAGCAGACCGCAGACAAGACCGATGCAGCTGTCCACACGGTGGTCGAAGTCACCGACACCATGCTGGACACTGCCACTTCGGTAACCGCTATCCAGGGGGCGGTTAGCAAACTCCTGGTAACTCAGCATAGACAAGGAGTTAATATAATGGCGACTTTGGCCGACATTCAGAATTCGGTTACGAATATCACTTCAGTTTCGCAAGCAATTGTTGTGACCCTGAACACGGTTGCTGCTAATCTTCAGGCGGCGATCGCCGCCAACGATCCGGCAGCGATGCAGGCGGTGGTTGATGCCTTGAACACCGATGCCCAGGCGATGGCGGATGCGATCACGGCGAACACGCCGGCAGAGCCTCCCGCACCGCCTCCGGCTCCGTAAGTCTGATCCGAACTAAAGGGGCGAGCCGCAACGCTCGCTCCTGATGTGGGATTTTATGCATGGCCGAAATCGACGTCACGGAAGTCCTAACCGACCCGGACTTTCTCGATACCTTCTCGTTTATTCGGTCGATCGAGACGGTCGCCCCGAACGGCCGCCCAACCTTCGCGCAGACCACCCTGAACGCCTACGGCGTCGTGCAGCCCGCCTCAGGCCGCGCCATGGAGCTGACGCCCGAGGCGACCCGCACCTCCGAGATGTTGGAGATCTGGACCCAGGCTGGCCTGCAGGAGGCGTCAGACGAGACGGCGGCGGATATCGTGCTGTGGCAGAACAAGCAGTTCGTGCCCGTCCGGGTGGATGACTTCGATAACTGGGGCCAGGGCTACCGCCACGTCGTCCTGTCCAGGAAGGACTTGCTACCAGAAAGTACGTAATTCCCCGCGCAGACAGTGGCCTAGACGGCTTAAAACGACGGGACAGGGGGACCAGCCAATGCTGCGGTAGGCTGCCCTACTGAGTCTGCCAGCTAATTAGGACCAACCGTAAGTCCGATAGCAGACCAGCGGTGACAGGTCGGAGAGACGGCCACCCTAGATAAAAGCTAGAGGTCCATGAGCGGCAACACGTCGGCCACCGGCGGTTTCCTTACTCAGCAAAACACCCCGTTATCAGATCAGGCGCTCGAAGACGCAATCACTGCGGCTGTACGAGGGATCATCGGCTTGCCGGATGGTATGGTTCGCCCGCGTTGGCAGCCCATTCCGCCGAAGCAGCCGGCGCCGTCTGTCAACTGGGCAGCTGTGGGGATAACCGAAAGAATCGGCATTGATTACCCGGTCATCCGCCACTTCAATGGCGGACCCGACCGGCTGACCAGATGGTCAAGTCTACTGGTCATGATCTCGATCTATGGCCCCGGCTGTCAGGGCTTAGCCGAACAACTCAGAGACGGATTTTATATAGCGCAGAACGGTGAACAGCTTGGCGCACTTAATATCAAAATAATCGACGTTGGTAAAGTCACCGCCGTGCCTGATTTGTTTAATATGCAATGGATTAACCGTTCGGACCTTTCGCTACGGCTCGCGCAGGCCGTGGATCGTGACTACGCAGTACTCGACCTTGCTTCCAGTCAAGGGTTCTTCACGGCCGACGACAACGTCACCACGGAATGGGACGTCAATCCATAGGAGTTAAAACATGCCGGTAGGTCTGTCTGTATCGGACGTGGTGAACGTCTCGATCAATCTGCAACCCATTGCTACGCCTGCACGTAACTTTGGTGCCCTCTGTGTCATCGGTGATGCTGATGTCATCGATGTTGGCAGTCGCCTGCGCCAGTACACGTCGCTGGACGGCGTAGCCGGCGACTTCGGCACCACGGCGCCGGAGTATCTTGCCGCCAATCTATTCTTCTCGCAGAACCCGCAGCCGGCGGTGCTGTATGTCGGTCGCTGGGCATCGGGAACCACGGCCGGTGAGCTACTGGGCGGGTTTATCGGCACCACCGAGCAGGCCACCTTGCTGACAACGTTGCAGGCTATTGCTAACGGTGGTTTCTCAATTAGCGTTGATGGCACACCACATACGCTTACTGGCCTGAATTTCACCGGCATTAGTAATCTAAACGGCGCCGCCACCGTGTTAGATACGGCGATGACGGCGTATGCCGATGTGGTGTGGAATGCCACTATCGGCTCGTTTATCGTGACGTCGCATACGTCAGGCCCGTCCTCCTCGGTCACTGTTGCGACGAACCCAGGTTCTGGTGCGCCGTTGGCGACAGATTTCCACTTCACTACGGCTACTGGGGCCAGAGCGGTTGCAGGAGCGGATGCTGAAACCCCGGTAGAGGCGGTCCAAGCGCTTGCCCCGCTCAATGCCGACGTCTACGGCTTGATGTTCGCCGCGGCGGCCACCATAACCGACGACGACTACCTGGCCGTTGCTGCCTATGTCGAGGGCGCCACGCCGACCCATATCCTGGGGATTACCACGCAAGAGCCGGCAGCCGTCGACGGGGCTTCGAGCAGCGATCTGGGTGCGAGGCTTTCGGCCGCACGCTACGCTCGGACGTTTTGGCAATTCTCGTCGTCGTCGGCCTATGCCGTTGCCAGCATGTTCGGTCGAGCGTTCACCACTGACTTCAACGCTAATAACTCGATGATCACGTTGAAGTTTAAGCAAGAGCCGGGTGTGACTGCGGAATCGCTCAGCGAAACCCAGGCCGCGGTGCTCGATGCAAAACACGGCAATGTCTTCGTCAACTACATGAATAATACCGCTATCATTCAGCAGGGCGTTATGGCGGACGGCGCGTTCTTTGACGAACGACAGGGTTCCGACTGGCTGCAGTTTGCCGTGCAGAGCGACCTTTACAATCTGCTCTACACCTCGCCCACCAAAGTGCCGCAGACCGATTCGGGCGTTCACCAACTGTTGGCGACGGTGGAAGCGACGATGGATCGGGCGGTGCATAACGGGTTTGTCGCACCGGGTGTCTGGACCTCCGGCTTCGAGTTTGGCTTGCTTAAGCAAGGCATGGCGCTGACCCGTGGCTACTACTGCTATGCGGCGCCGCTGGTAACGCAAGCCCAGTCTGACCGCGAAGCCAGGAAAGCGCCGGTTATTCAGGTCGCGGTCAAACTCGCTGGGGCAGTTCATTCCGCCGCCGTTGTGATCAACGTGAATCGCTAGCGCTTCAACCAACAAGTAAGCAGGAGATCGTTTCGCTATGAGTATCGCGTATAGCTTTTTCGACGTGGCAGCGACGCTGACCGGTCCTGGCGGCATTGTCTCCCTCGGTAACGGTGCCGGCACCGCCGAGGAAGGCATCACAGTCGAACCTATCGAGGACAAGGAAACTTTAACAATCGGCGCCGATGGTACGCCTATGCATTCGTTGCATGCCGGCCGCCAAGGCACGATTACCGTGCGCGTGCTGAAGACGTCGCCAACCAATTCGACCCTGCAGGCGATGTACGACTTCCAGCAGCTCTCGTCCGCCTTCTGGGGACAGAACGTACTGGTGATCACCCATATCGCCTCGGGTGACACCGCGTCAGCCCGTTCCGTGGCATTCAGACGGGCACCCACCCTCACCTATGCGAAAGATGGCGGTATAAACGAATGGAGCTTCAATGCAGGCTTCGTCGACCGCATCATGGGAACGTGGAATTAGTAAATGCCGACTGAAAAAGTAATAAATGGCGTCGTCTATCGAACGGGCCAGCTGAACGCGAAAGAGCAATTCCATATAGCGCGTAGGCTGGCTCCCATCGTTGCTGCTATGGCGATGGACGTTAATCTCGGCGCGGCGATGTTCCAGTCATTAGCCGAAGCCGTCAAGAAACTAGATGATGCCGACGTCGACTTCATCATGCGCACAACAATGAAGACCGTTCTGCGGCAGGTGGGGGATCGGTGGGCGCCGACTTGGAATGTCCAGGCCGATATCCCGCAGTTTGCTGATATGAACGCGGCCATGCTGACCGAACTGATGATGGCAGTTATTGAGGATCAGCTCGGGGGTTTTACCGACGTCCTGGTCGGTCCTGGACCGGGACAATTAGCTACCGCACAAAACGGCCCCTTGAATTAGCAAAAATGACCTCTGAAGAAGATTGGTTAATACGACCCGTCTTCCGCGGTATGTGTAGGCTAGAATCGTTATTAGATGGCACACTGTCGTTAGAGGACATAGCGACGGCCAATGAATACATCGATGTCTATGAAGAGAACTCTCATAGGCTTCGGGAGGCCATGCGCGATGACTAGATATGTACGACGACCTCGGGCAATCGAAGTCGATGGTGAACGACAGATGATAACAATTACCTTAGGCGGTAAACTAGAGGACTGTGTGCCGGTCACTGTCGACATTCCTCGCATGGACCCGATGCCCGATGTCTTGTCCTATCATCACCGCATCTACGTCAGGCGCACAGACCATAACTATCACGTGGCGAGAATGTGGCCGATCTTGGATGAATTAGATAAAGCTGTTGAGCGTAAAAAACGTAAATTACCGGAGACGGTGGACGCATAAATGGCCAATACGCTCGCTGAATATCTCGTCAAACTTCAGTTCCAGGTTGATCAGGCACAGCATGCGCGTTTCCAAGACGCCATGCAGCAATCGCGTACGCGTATCATCGATTTTAATAAAGACCTCATTGGCGTTATTGATCGGTTTGCTAACCTAGCTACGATAGCTGTCGGTGCCGGTGCCACGCTGGCCGGCGCATTAGGTAGAATTGGTCATGCGATTGGCGGACTGGCTTTTGCTGCCGACCGGATTGGCGCCGCCCCGGATAAGATCATTGCGTTTCAGCGCGCAATGCAGATGTTGGGCGGCACCGCCGAAGGTGCCCGTGCCACGCTGGAATCAGTCGCACGCGCCCAACGCGAAAACCCGGGCCTGCTACAGACGCTGTTCGGCGTCCCTGCTGGGACTGACCCGGCCACTGCATTACAGCAAATAGGCCGCCACTGGGCCGAGTTGATCCAAAAGGGTCCGGTTGGGATGGCGCAGGCCATCCAAGAGGCGGGTCGTATTGGCGTCTCCCAAGAGGAGATGCTGCGCCTAGCCAACGACAACTTTAACCGCTTCTACGCCGAGTCCCACAACCGCCTGCAAAGGTGGGGTGTGGATATGACGCGTATCGGCAAGTTCGCCGAAGAGCAACAAAAGCAGGTCACTGCACTTCAGTCGCACTGGGAAGGCTTTACCAGCTATCTTTATGGCACATTTGGGCCGCAATACGTTGGTGCTCTCGGCGTTGTTAATGATTGGTTTGACACTAACTCGCCGAAGATAAAAACCCATATCGATACGCTGAAAACCGAATTTGATGGGCTAACGGGTGGTCTTAGTAAAGCTATTCGCGAGACCTTCGAGGGCCTAACGCCAGGTCAACAGACCGG